AGCACACAATAACATGCAGCCTTATTTAAGCTGTTATGTGTGGCGTAGAATAGCTTAAAGTGCTGTCGGAGAACTTGCGAGCCACGGGCATAATATAACGATGTCGTCAGCAGGAAATCATAATCATGGAATATATAGCCACTATAACGAAGAAGGATCTAACGGTGTAGCTGACGCCTATCGTTCTACTGCCAATGGTGTCTATACCGAAAATGCTGGTGATCATACCCATATTGCTAATATCGAAAATACCGGTTCTGGTACACCTCACAATAATATGCAGCCTTACATTGCTGTGTTTATGTGGTTGCGTACCGCTTGACTCTGTCGGGGAACTGCCGAGTCATTTTCATGAAATAGTATCAAACACAGTTAATTTAACAGGAAGTGCCGGATATTTTGTTGGAGCAGATAGCCCTTCTTATTCAGGGATTTTAACAGTTACTAAAGGTAGCAAGGGATTAACTGGGGGTGGTGGAGGACATACTCAAAATTATCTCAACATTCATGCTAATATTACACCTAGTGTTAATGTTTCAGTTGCAGGAAACAATCAACCTCATCAAAATATGCCACCTTTTATATCAATTTTCTGCTGGAAAAGAATTGCTTAGGCAGTTCTTTTCCATATATAAGTTGATAAATATGGGGACATATTATTGTGGGACAAGTTCTTACCAGTATATGAAACAGAAATGGTATGACTATGGCTACCAGCCATATCTACAGTGACTGTGCTTGCTCTATTAACCCTATCAACTTCGGATATCCTACCATTAGGAGCACCACCAGAACCGTTGTAAGTAGGTGCTGTATGAACGTGATTGCCGTCAGTACTACATGTTGCGACGTGTCCATGTTCTGGAAGTTCCCCGACAGAGGTTTAGGGGTTATTGAGTGCGTTGCCACATAAAAACGGACAAGTACGGCTGCATACTGTTATGTGCATTCCCACCACCAGTATTGTCAATTATCACAGTATGTCCATGTGATCCAGATATATCGGGATCTGTAATTGCTCCTTGCCTCAATGGATAAATTTGACCTGCAGAAACATATGCTCCGCCACTGCCATTGTTACCACGATATATTTTATGTGTATGATCGCCTGTATTATTTGTACTACCATTGTGGTTATGACTTGGTAGTTCTCCGACAGCACTTTAAGCTATTCTACGCCACATATAACAGCTTAAATAAGGCTGCATGTTATTGTGTGCTAATCCATTACCCGTGTCCCCGATGGTTAGGGTATGGCTATGCAACCCTGCCGCTGGGCAGGCATATCCCATATTAGCATTCATGTTACGGTGCATACCGGGGTTACTACCGTCACTGTATAAATTAAATTTATGGCTGTGTTCGCCATCTGTGCTGATTGTAGCTGTATGGTTATGTGCAGGCAGTTCTCCGACAGATAACTGATGTTCGTGTTCGCCACCTGTACTGCCAGCTTGGTATTCTACGCCCCATTCTGATGTGCCCTGTGCCAGCAAAACACGTCCTGCCGGCATTGCCTCCCACGTACCGCCAAAAAGATCTGCAGGCGATGTTGAATTTACAGACATATATATACTGCCTACAGGATATGAATCTAAAGCAGTAGGCCTAATATTTTGTACCGTCCATACAACACTGCCGTCATTTATCTCCTGTCCTACAACAGCATTAGCTTCTAAAATCGGTTCAACGGTACCTGTAGTTCCTGCAGTTTTACATAACAAATAAGCCCAGCTTGGACCATTACCGTCTTCGGTATATCTTATATCACCAGCTATAATTTCTTCATTCGGATTCCATGCATTCTTACTTTTTCCAACGATCGTGATTATCTTATTTTTAATATCACTAAGTAAATTAATTCCTTTACCTGCCAAAAGAGTTAGTAAATCTCCCTTTTTAGTTGCAATAACACTATCTTTGCCAATAGTAATGCCTTTTAAATTAAAGTCATTTGGATGAGCCTCTGTATCTTCATTATGCTCAGTAACTTTATCCTCTGCAATTTTTCTTGCATTAGCCACTGTTACTATACCTTCAGGATCAATAATTGCTGTTATATTCGCCATGTTTTCCGTTACTACATTAATACTAAATTCTTCTGAAATCACAACAGAGCTTGATGCGGAAGGCAGAAAATCAGGGGAGGTATCTGTCATTATTGCATACATTATTTCCCCAACATCAGGATCATTTGCAAATACACCACACTCACGAATATAATACCCTTCTGAAAGTTCAGCATTAGTAACAATACTCTGAATTTTAGCCAATCCCCCATTAACACTGATTGCCGTTAATCCTAAAGCTTGTTTGGGTTGAATCAAATCAGTAAGATCTTCTGGCGATACTCCATCTGGAATAATACCAGAACCCAATTTCATCTTAGTGATCGTTAATGTATTACCAGCAATAGCTTTTGCCTGTAATACCTTTCCTTGTTTAGTCAACATTAAATTTGCCCAGTTTGGCATGTTACTTCAACTCCTTTGTGTACATAGATTGCAGCTCCAAAATAATTATTGATATTTAAAATCTGTGGTTTTATCTGTGATGGGAAAATTTCCACTTTTCTCATTGAAGAATAGACCCCTCCAACAAATAAGGAGCCAGCTATTTGACGGTCAAAACTTAAAGCGTCAAGCCAACTCCTAACATTCTTACTTTCTTTAATTGCCCTATACAAATTGTCCAAAACAGATTTATCTGGAATGCCTTCTGAAATCATTCTTACCTGAAAATGATATGGTTTACCACCATATTCCCAATTCTCATAAACTTTTGCTGATTTAAAAACAGCTGTACATACTTCCTCTACTGCAGCAGGAGTGCCTTTTCTCCGATGCCAGTCAATGGCCTTTCGTACTAACGCGCGCTTTTTATCAAGGCTTGCAGCATAATCATAAAAATCTACATGATACTGCCAAGCCAGTTCATCAACTAGATTTTCCGGTAATTGATCAAGTCGTGGCAACAATAAAACCAAATTTGCTTTTTCGTTTATCATTTGCAATTTCTCTACAATTGCATCACAAATATTTCTTACTGTTTCGTCCCCAGCTATACTGGATGGCAGAAGTTCCTTGAGGTTTAAATTATGCAACTCATTCATCTTCAAGACCTCCAAGCTTCACACTGACATTCTCAGCAATCGCTATGTTATTTTCCGCAATTACTTGAAAATTCGGAGATGCTATAACAACCCTTTTTGCACCGGCTTTTTTTATAAGACTAATCAATTCATCTGGATTGATATCTCTACCTAACTTAGACTTCTGCCATATAACATAATCATTTACAGCTTGTGCAACTCCACTTTGTATAGAAATAGACTGTGCCTCATCTGCTCGGTTAATGTAATATGTCACTTCAACATTAAATTTAACAATATCAGGTGCTTTCACAATCACTTGATCGGTAAGGGGCCTAACAGACCTTTCGTTACACGCAGTTTCGACAATTTTAAGCATTTCTTCACCTGGTATACCTCCCTCGTTAAGCAACGGAACAATAAGAACTTGTCCTGGTTTTGGCGTAGTTACAGATACATCAACAATCAAAGTAGACGCACGTTTTGCAATTCTTATATATTCGCCTACAGGACCAGCAACAGAAAATCCTTCAGGAGCTTCACGTATAGCTTCTCTCAACGAATCATCGGTTTCAATATCTGCACCGCCTTCAGACGTCGTTATATTTACCATCTTTGCCACATACGGTATAGGATCAACAATCTTATTGATTTCTCCTGGTAAATAGCCATTACCAACAGTCCCCGCAACTGTACAAGATGCTGCAGTTTCGGCTTCAATCGTTCCAGCCAAAATACTCACATCATGATTGATTGCAAAAAACACATTATCACCAGCTGTCCCACGTGTTCCTGCAGGAATAATCGTCGCTACATCTCTAGCCTCAGATAATGTTATTTTCATTGTTGTAATTGCAAACTTCTCTCCCATACGCTCTACACCAACAAGTATGCCTAAATGATCCAAATTAGACCCTTCTGCATAACGCAACAGATTTTGCTTCCCGGTGTAGTTAATCTTGTTACATAACATTACAACAATCAATACAATCACATATAAAAATAACCGGACAGGATCACCTTGTGTAAGTGTCCTTCCAGTTATTGAGGTGTATAAATTTATAATTTCTGCCAATATTTCTTGTTCATCAGCACTGACAAATTCAATATCAGGCAGATCATTCAGTCTCATCCATAACCACCTTCACTTTCGCTCTGATTATTCCTTCTGCATCAGCATACCATTCAACCTGTTGCACGGTTACTCTTGGTTCGTACTTCTTTAATGCAATAAAAATTTCGCTTTCAACTTTAGCTTTTGCTGACAAAATAGGTTTATCGACAAAAGTTGCATCAACACCAAAATCGCGATCCAGCGGCACACTAAATTTTGAAGTACTCAAAATAGTACTACAATTTTGCAATATCGCTGCTTCTTTTGTATGCGGTGCAAAATCAATACCTGCCATCCGACCTGCAAAAATCTCTAGTTCCAATATTATTCAGCTCCCTTCGTTGAATACTCCTTTAGAGATACATCTACTGTAACTGATAATATTTTGCCGTTAGCACGCCAGTAACTTACATCCTCTCCAATACTTTCAAGTACCCAATATTCATTAGAAACAGGAGTCCCTCCAAGAATAAAAGGAAAAACTTTACCTTCATCTCGCATTTTTCTAAGACGTTTTAGCTCCATTTCTGGGCTTATACCGTGATCCGACCTCAATTGTATTTTCATACTTATTTTTTCTACATCTGGCCCTATAAATTCTAAGATAGGTTTCCTGCCAATAAGATCATGCTTTACC